TGCGGCTTTACCTCTTGGACATAGTTTAGTCATTATTTCCTCGCTGTTTGTTTTGCACGTTTAAAGTCAGATGCTTTTGGTGCGCCTTTTGCACCTTTCTTACGCATCTTACCACCACGTTTTCTTTTAGCATGTATGTTTGCATATAAACCTTTACCAGCCATTATGCTCTTCCACCACGTTTTAAAAAGCCCATTTTTCTAGTTACATCTGGTCGTGCAGCTTTTAATTTTCTTAGGCCTTCACCTTTTTTACCCTCTGGTATTTTTTTTAAATTTTTTTTAGGTCCAAATGTTTCTTTAATTTTTTCAACATTTGTTTTTGGTTTTGGAGTTCCTGATTTCATTCCAAATCTACGGCCCATCATTCCGCCGCCCATAAAACCTTCTCTATCTCTTCTTCTTCTCTCCTCTTTTTCCATTTGTTTAGCTGTTTTAAATTTTTTAGTTGATTTTTCCTCTACAAGATTTTTAAATTCTTTTTTAGGATCTTTTCCAGGTTCAATTGGAAAAGTCTTTTGTCTCGTAGTTCCATATTTAAATTTAAATGCTCTTTTAGTATCAACCATTTTTTTTAATTCTTTTTGACCCTCACGCATCATTTTTTTACCTGTATCTATTTTGTCTTTTGATCCTGTTACTTTATCGATTCTTTTTGAATATTCTTTACTTTTAACTCTTTTAACACTTCCTTTGATATCTTTTGTTGGCTTAATAGATTTAATATCTGGAGCAACCTTTTTACTTCTAGGTGTTGCTTTTACAATTTTATTAGCAATATATCCTACGAAACTTTTCATTTTTTTCCTCCGTTTCTAAAAATTTGTGTACCCTTTATACCATAAATCGACGCCACGACAAGGATCCAAAGATTTGTAAACCATGACGGGAGCTGCGAAAACATCTCGAAGAACAGTTTTACCTTATCCATAGCAGTTGGATCGTCCGATATCACTGCCCAAGCAAGCACCAACACGGGCAACGAGAGAATTATCAAAACTGCCTCGTCCTTCCAGTCTGATTGTCGGGCCTCTAGCAGTTTACCCTGGTAAGCTTCCTCACCTTTGGCCATACGTTCAGCATGCATCAGTTGTGCGTCTGACATTGCCATCTTCGTTCTCTGCTTGTTAGCGTAAATCTTACTTCCTGCAGAAACGGCTAATTTTATCGCCGATAACCACATGATTAGTACGCTTTAGAATTTCTTCTTTTCTCTGCTAACATTCTTTTCTGACCGCCAACTGGCATTTCAGGTTTTCCTGTAGCAATATAGTTAAAAGCTTGGTCAGCAG